TTGCTATCGGTTGGTTATTTGCTAGATCAATGAAACCTGATGTACCTGATTTTGGTACAAATGATTTTGAAGAAACCGAGAGAGGTATCTTATTAAATAAACAATCAAATAATGCCTGTGTGCCTGTGGTTTATGGGGAAAGATTAATTGGTGGCACAAGAGTTTTTATAGAAACTTCAGGAACAGATAATACTTATTTATATGTAGCTTTAGTGCTTTCAGAGGGAGAGGTAAATTCAATAGAAGAAATAAGAGTAGATGACAAAGTAGTAACATTTGATGGAGCATTAACTCATGGCACAGTAAGAGAAGTAGCAAGTAGTGATAGTAATTTTTACAAAGACTCAACAAGTCATATTCAGATACAAGCATTTATGGGAACAGACGATCAAGTAGCATCAAGTGTTTTAACACCTCTGTCATCATGGGGTAGTAATCATAGATTAAGAGGTATTTGTTATTTAGCTTTAAGGTTTAAATGGAATCAAGATGTATTTGGTGGAATACCTGTAGTTCAAGCAAAAGTAAAAGGTAAAAAAATTGTTACATTAGCATCTGACTTATCAGAACAAACTGCATCTTTTTCTACAAATCCAGCTTTTTGTTTATTAGATTATTTAAGAAATGAAAGATATGGAAAAGGTATTGCTACATCAAGTTTAGATTTACAAAGTTTTTATGATGCTTCACAAGTTTGCGTCACACAGGTCACACCATTTTCAGGCGGTAGTGATATTAATTTATTTGATTGTAATGCTGTTGTAGATACATCTAAAAAAGTTATAGACAATGTACGAGATATTGTAAAAGGTATGAGAGGTTATCTTCCTTATGTTCAAGGTAAATATAAATTAGTTATTGAGACAACAGGCACAGCTTCAATATCATTGACAGAAGATGATATTATTGGTGGATATGCTTTAGCTTCTCCTACAAAAAATAACAAGTTTAATAGAGTTATTGTATCATTTGTAAATCCTGACAGAAATTATCAAGTCGATGAAGTGCAGTTTCCACCTATTGATGATTCAGGATTAGCAAGTGCAGATCAACACGCAACAATGAAAACAGCAGATGGGGGTTTTTTGCTAGAGGGTAGGTTTGATTTTAGAACTATTACTTCTCCATATCAAGCTGAAGAACTAGCTGAAGTTATTTTAAGAAGAAGCAGAGAGTCTTTAGGTCTTAGTATTAACTGTGGATTTAAAGCTTATGAATTACACATTGGAGATATTGTAAATGTAACTTTATCTAGCTTAGGTTTTTCAAGTAAAGCATTTAGAGTTTTATCTATGACATTTAGAGAAGATTATACTATTGATCTAAACTTAGTAGAATATCAAGCATCACATTATACTTTTGCAACCAAAGGACAAGTTGCTAGTACACCATCAACAACATTACCCAGCCCATTTACTATACAGCCACCATCTGCAATTACATTATCAGATGAGATGATTGAATATGCTGATGGAATTGTAATTACAAGATTGAATATAGATATTACCGCAAGTACAGACCAATTTGTTCAATATTATCAAGTAGAAGCTAAAAAAAGTGATGAGAGTGATTTTAAAATTATATCAAGCGGTTCACAATTAAAACATGAATTTTTAAATGTAATAGATGATGCTACTTATGATGTAAGGGTAAAAGCAATCAACACTTTTAATGTATCGTCTAGTTTTATTTCAGCATCAAGAAAAATTATAGGTGCTACAGAAACACCAGCAGATATTGACGATTTATCTGTATCTTTAGTAGGCTCAAATCAAATGGAGTTATCTTGGTCTCCTGTTGCTGATTTAGATATATCTTGGTATGAAATAAGGTATCAAAATGTTTTAAGTGGTGCTACTTGGAACGAAAGCACACCATTGACTAAAGTTGTTAGAAGAAAATCTAATACAGCTACAATTAATGCTATTACAGGTTCTTTTTTAATCAAAGCAGTTGATAAGCTTGGAAACGCAAGTGCTAACGCATCTATAGTAACAACAAATATATCAGGTTTGAATAACTTTGTAACAACACAAACATTTAGTGAGTAAATATGGCAGATTTTTTAGGAACAAGAGATAATAATGTTGCAATATCAACAGATAACGCAAATAGGAAAGTTCTTATTTTAGACACAATTACAAATTTTGATGATGGTGTAGGAAACATAGAATCAGCAGAGGGTTTATTTGATTTAGGTGGTACTGACTCCACATCTAATCCTACAAATTTCAATGGAAATATTGAGTCATCAGGTTTTTATACATTTGCAAACACTCTTAGTTTAGATGCTATTTATGATGTAACTTTAGGTGCAAAGGTAGGTATGAGTTCAGAAGATGAATATGACTTATTTGATTCAGGTAGAGGTGCAACATTATTTGAAGATGCTAAAGCACCTTTTGATGGTTCTCCTGAGGTTCAAGCTGGAGCAGAAATACAAGTAGGGTCACATGATACAGATATTAATGCTATTACAAGCTTTAGAAAAATAGCACAACAAACAACTATTAAAGGTAGATTTTTTAAATTTAGATGTAAATTAACTTGTGAAAATGCAAAGGTAAGATCAAAGGTGCATGATTTACAATTTACAGTAAATTTTGAAAAACGAGTAGATTCAAGAGAAGATATTGTAGCTTCAGCATCAGGAGAAACTGTTACTTTTAACAATTCATTTTTTGCAATTCCAAGTATATCTGTTGCTGGTCAAGGTATGGCTGTTGGAGACTTTTTTACAATATCATCTAAGACCAAAAATGGTTTTACAATACAATTTTTTAATAGTAGTAATGTTGGTATAAGTAGAACATTTGATTATCAAGCACAAGGATATGGCTTGAAATCTTAGTGTTTTTTAAATATAAGGATTAATTATGGCACAAGTTTCAGATGTAGTATTAGATAATCAGGGTTTTGCTTCTTTTAGAACTGAGTTGAATAATATTATTGGAGCATTAAACTCAACACACAAAGGAAGTTCAAGACCATCATCTGCTGTCGCTGGAAGTATTTTTGTGGATGATGCTACAACAAATGTGCTTAAAGTAAAAATTTTTGATGGCTCTGACGATGTAGAGTTATTTCAAATTAATACAACAACAAATGCTGTTACAAGCACAATGTCAGTTACAGGAACAATATCTGAAACAGACCCAAATGCTTTACCATTAGCAATAGCATTAGGATAAGGAGAATAAATGGCGAATGTTTTTAAAGTAAAGACTAATGATGCTATGCCATCAAGTTCAGGGGTCGCTGATACTTTATACACAGGAAAAACATCAACAACTACAGTAGTTATTGGGTTAATCCTTTGTAATGTTCACTCAACATCAGTTACAGCTTCAGTAAAACTAGAATCAAATACATCTGATACAGAAACTAACCAAACTGTTTTTTTAGTAAAAGATGTTTCTATTCCATCAGGAAGTTCATTAGAACTTTTATCAGGTGGTAAAGTAGTTATTCAAGATACTGATGTTTTAAAAATTGATTGTTCAGTTTCAGCGAAGATTGATGCAACATTAAGCATTTTAGAAATTACATAGGATTTATTATGGGATTTATAGGAAGAACTGTAGCACCTCTGCCAATAAGTGTAAATGATGTTCCTGATTTACCTACATCAAAAATCACTAGCGGAACTTTTGCTGACAGCAGAATTTCATCATCAAGCGTTACTCAATATGCAAGTGATTTTGATGATAACAAAATAATAAACGATTTATCAACTTTAGGATTAAGAGTACACACACAAGAAAACTTAAATGTTTCAAACTCAAACTCAGCAAGTTTTGATGTATTCAATGACGCAAATGGTGTTACAAATTTTACTAACGCAACAAGAAATAGTGTTAATGAGTATTGTTCTTCTGAAACTATATCTTCAACAGCAGAGGGTATTGACTATCAAAATATGACACCATCATCTTATCAACACAGACTTTTAGGAACTTGGGCGCAAGGTGCAACATCAAGTTTTGTAAATGTTTATCCTAGTTATTATGGGGAAACTGAGGGTATTGCGACAGATAGTTTATGGGCATATTCAAACACATCACCAAGTTCGAGTCAAGAATGGACAGTAGATTTTAAAGAAGCTAAAAATTTTGGTGGTAGTATTGCTTTTGGTGGAATGGATTACACTACCTATATAAATCAATGGAGAGTTCAATATAGTTTGGATGATTCTACTTATACTGACATAGATTTTTCAAGTTCATCAAATGGGTCTTCTGTCAGCACTCAAAGTGGAAAAACAAAAACTTTTTCAAGCGGAACGAGTGGGGGAGTGGTCAATTTTACAGGTTCTGCTGGTGGATATGCTAATTGGATGACTAGAGTTGATTCAGTTCCATCTTATACAGCTAGATATATAAAACTGCAACTTCTTAGCCAAAATACAGGTGGTTATTATGCGTTATCAATTTTTGAGCCTTACCATTATCCATATGTAACAAATGCAACAGGATCATTTGAGGGTGTTGCTATAACAGCATCAACAGCAACAACAAGTATGGGTGCAGTAATTACATATCAAGATGCTGGTTCAGGAACTAATACTTTAAATACCGATATAGTTATGAAACTGTCGGCTGATAATGGAAGTAATTATTCTACAGCTACACT